TTGTAGGAAATTTTTCATTTGCTTTAGTTAACTGTACTGGCGCTAGTTTGGTAATTACAGTTTATGGTAATAGTGTAACCTTACCTACAGGACAATACTTATATGGTGCAGTAGGGGCATTTGTTGTTGTTACTACAGTGACAATCGATGCAGTATAATATTAACACATCTTGCCACTGTATAACAAGATGTTCTCCGAAACATTTCGTCCACTTGTGATGGACGATGTTATTGGACACTCAGCTGCCAAAGAATCTTTGAGGGTTTATCTAACTTCTCCAACATTCTCTAAATCTGTTATGCTTTCAGGATCTCCAGGAATTGGAAAAACAACTCTGGCTCTTTGTGCCGCAAAAACATTTAACTTTGATCCACTTGAAATTAATGCATCTCGTAGTATTCGTTCATTCGAAGATGTTGAAAGAATTAAAGACGCATGTCGTTGTGTTGTAAATATTCACTCTCTTCTGTTAGGCCAGCCGAATCGTAAAACATGCGTTATTCTAGATGAAGTTGATGGAAGTGATCCACACGCCCAGGCAAAGATTGTAGCCTGGATTCGTGATCCTGAACGACGTGTTCCAATTATCTGTACTGGAAATGAACTTCCTACTATTTTTAAAAGAAATTCAGAACATATTGAACTAATTCGCTGTTTTCCTCCAAAGGCTACTGAACTGGTCCCTCTTTTTCATGGACAAGATATTTCGGGTCTCCTAAAAGAATGTCAGCATGATGTTCGACGAATGATGCATCGAGTTCAGTATGGAGCATCTGATGTGATTCCAAAATACAATATTCCTCCTACTGGTCTTCCAATTGAAGCTATGTTTGCGATGAAGCAGAAGGCGTTTGATCTCCCAGACCCTCTCGAATATCATGGCGACAAACTGGACATCTCGTACTCATTGAAAACCAGCACAAAATGCAAGTCCGATGGTGAACATGACCGCAGTGGCGAATCCGTGATCCGCCAGAAGAAATCGGCTCCTGGCAAATCGAACAACTCGTAGTTACATTATCAACTGTTTCAAGGGCTTGTTCTATCTGTTCAGCAGAAGGCCTAACAATTACATCTTCATGTTCTTGTAGAGCGGGAGGTTGAGGAAAGGTAATAGTCAAAAGAGTACTGCGAGTCAACATAAATTTCACAAGACTCAGAATAATACTTTCATTTGAAAGATAACTAGCTGCAACACCAGGTTCAGTTTGGCCAGAATTAAAAAAGTCATTACGGCCTTCAATGATACATTCTACAACTTTCAACAGAGCTTCATCCATTTATATTATCATCCTCGTTTTATGAAAATGTCCATAGGTCCGCGCTTATGCTTCATGAGATATTGAGACTTTATGAATAGAAGTTTCTCAAGTTCTTTTTCTTTCAGAGAGAGAACCTTGAGGGTTGCTTCTTCTTCATCCATGGTTTCCAGATATCCTTTGTACATTTCTGAATAGTGAGCAGTCCTAGTTGTATATCCTTCCAATTCTTCAATTGCCAGCGCAAACAATTGAGCAACTGGCTTTTGAATCTGATTTGTAATATAGAAGTCAACATCTGGTTTCAACTTATGTTCCTTTACGTAATCGATATGCTCAATACGGTCTCCCTGCTTACCAGTTCTATCAGCCACAAAGATGAAGGATAGACGATCTCCAACCTGTGGTTTGTTTCCAGCATCTCGTTCCTCCATTCGGTCTGCCAGAACACGATGAGCAATTTGTTCTGGATTCTTGTAGTCATCTCGCAACTGCTTTGTGATAATATACTTGTCAAGAGGAATCTTATTCTGCATAACTTGGACCAACAAGTCTTTGACAAATGTTTGGGCAGAACGAATATTCTTCTGTTCAATCAGAATATCTAGGGCTCCTCCAAAGACATCTTTTACAATTGGAGCATTATCTCGGCGCTTGAGAGCTACGCCCATAGTAACACGCTTTCCTTGCTTTGGGTCATTCTCATACTTCATTCCCACATAACGCTTACGACAGAAGAGAATGAATGGGAAGAATGTCTTCTCATACTCAATCTTATATGGAGACCTACAAAGCTCGGTAATGCGATCAGCGGATTTCTTGCCAAGCTCAATAGCTTCACTCAAATCCTTCGTAGGAAACTTCACAAAGATTGAATCCGTATCACCATATACGACCTCTGCTCCAAACTCTTCTTCCACAATCTTCTTTGCGAACTGAAGACGATCTCGACCAGCAGCAGTGGTACATGCAGCAATTTCCACCTTTCGAATCGAAGATGTGCGGCTACCTGTTTGACCATATACCGAGTTCGCAACAACCTTGTATGCCAGCTGAAGACCGTTGAGAACAGACTTATCTTCAGCCGTCTCCATCAGCTTTCGAGTCTCCTTTCGCTTCTTTAGCAGAATGCCTAGAGTCAGTGGAAGAACTCCAATGAGATTTGAATTTCCTTCGGGCTGAACGAAGCCACATGTGATTCTTCCAGGAGGATCTTTTGTATCATAGCTAATTTCATCAATTTTGTATCCTTCGATTGTATCGGGCCCCTGCTGATCAATCTTCTTACCTCGCTCATTGAACGTCTTCACATATACGAGAGTGTCTGGAGACAGGTTGTAAGCAATCATATTCGAAGGATAGAGTGAATTGAAATCAAGAACGGGAATTGGCTGATCTAGATACATTCCAATCTTTGGAGGCAGAACGATAGCTCCCTCGTAAGACATATCTCCAGTTTCGTTATTCTGCATCATAAGAATCTGGTTACGTTTTGAAGCGTTATATACCACAGTCGAATAGATCTTGATACCCTGGCCTCTCAGAAAGATGTACTGAATAGGAACATGACATACATCTGCCATACCGCGAGCATTTACGATAGTATCCAACTTGGACATCAGAGTCAGAACAAGATCGCAATCCTGAATACAATACTTAGCAATCTTTGAACGATCAGCTGCAGTGCCCCGATGAGACGCAAACATCTCCTTTGCAGTAATATCATCCTTGGTGAATGACCACTCTAACTTTTTCAATTCATCTTTGGAAAGTTCATCCAGAATTGGGCGGTCTGATTCTACTATGAATGACTTGGACTTTACCTCCTTAACGGTGAACTTTTCAGCATCACTATAAGGATTGATAGTATTGGTAACGATGTCGAACCGAACCATGTTTCCCATAAACAGACCTTTCGTTGATTTTGTGTGGATTTCATACTGGTAATTTGTCTGACCAGTTATTGTTTTTACTTCTGTGACTTTATCGCGCAGAAATACCGTAGAAACGTTATCGAGTTTGTACGAATCCAAATTGTGTTCGCGACGAACAGAGAGCAACAAGTCAATTGCTAGCCTTCCTGGCATATCTAGATATCGAACCTCAAACTTACCACTTGCAAGCTCAAATGTCTTACTCACAGTCTTGGCATATTCTCCAGACTTTGAACTTCTTCCTAAATTTAGGTGAAGATGAAGCCTCTCGCAGCGATCTGCGATGTATGGGTCATCAAAACCAAATGTGTTATATCCAGAAATGATATCGGGATTTTCCAAACGAATACACCTCTGAAACTTGTCCAGAAGATCTCTCTCGTTCTGACAGCTTACAAATGTTACAGTAGAATCCTGCGAAGGCTCGCATGTTCCACTCACAAACACAAATCTCTTATGAGTTTCAAGCATTTTGTTCGAGAATCGAAATGATAGGCCAATTTGAATTACTTCATCTGTGGCATTCTTTGGAGAAGGAAACCTACCAGAGTCCGAATAGGTCTCAATATCATAGGCACTCACATACAGTGGAATACTAACAGATAACGCTGGACTCACTTCATCGTATTTCAAAACATAGTATACGTCTACATTATCATCATCTTCTGGATCATATTCATCTGCCTCGAATTGTACAACGCTGGCAGGAGAAATGTCTCGCTCATGAAAGAGACGAAGAAGAGGAGGTAAATCTGCTTCAAATATGTCTTCAATATGTACCATGCGCTTCAGAGTCTTCAAAACAAACTTCATCATCCAGAGTGCTGGAAATGATAACTTCCAGACTTTAATAGGCTTGAGACCTGAAAACCCACGCATGGCATCCAACTTTGTCTCTTCAGTAATCTTCATTCCAAACAGCCTCTTTTCTCCTTTGTTTTCCAGATCAGCGGCCAACTTGGCTGCAGTTCCTCCAACATTACGAACATAGAAATAGGGGCAAAATCCAGTCAATCTGACCTTTGCCACTTCATTGGTTTGCGTTCGTCCGAAGATATCAACTACGTATTTAAACTTTGAATCACTTTCAATCCAATCACACGGTTGTAGGAATACCATTCTACCTGAGTTCTGGTATAACGGTAGTATTTCCATTTTGCCTAGCCTGTCGAACAATATAATGGCGAGTTAAATAAATAGGATTGAAATACTTTTGAACCATCATTTCCACATCACATTGCTTAAAAGGCTTACAACTAAAAACATCCAAATACATATCGTCCGTCTCTTCCACAAAATGGGCTACAATATTAGAAGTCTCAATTAGCTGAACAAGTGTATATCCTGCCTTATTTCCAGAGCCAAAATGTTGAACCTGAGGTTGACCAAAAGGAACCATGTCAATTTTTTTAACAAGATGTTTAGCAAAAGTTTCAATATTTTGTTTGCATCGAATTGATTTAGGCAGGCATCTAGAACTATCAATCATCAGGTGATACCCCCAATACATTATTATATGAATATACTTAGATTACTTTCTAAATCACTTATAAATGATGTTTTGGGCAGCATCACGTCAAGGGTCTGCAGCAAGAGATCTTCCTCAGCAATCTTCTCCCAGCGGCTGTGGAAATGACTGGGCGCTGAATGATATTAATGGAAATCCTGGAATGAATCCTCGTGGCAGTTTTGGAAATACTCCTGGCGGTTGTGCAATAGATCTTCAGAGTGATCTAATCTTCGGAGCACCTGGTACTGCCCGTCTGAAGGGTCCTAAGCAGCTCTTTCCTCGGCCCTTTGCAACTACACCATTTCTAGGAATGGGGAGTATCGAGGGCATTGAGGATCAAAGCAAGGTGATGTATGGTCATTCTACGGCTAATCGCAAGTCGATTCAGACTGTGACGGACAAGCAGTTTCCAGTATTTCAACCGTTACTTCCTGAGAAGGAGGCTGACATATCAGAGAACAATTACTTTGTTGAGCCATTTCTAAGAGGGGGACTTGCTTCTCGCCTTGATCATCACACGCGGATCGATTTGACGAAGTGAGTTCATTATCAATTTTTTCCATAGCTTCTCTCAGTTTCAAAAATTCTTGCTGCTCGTCAGAAAGAATTTTTGGTTTGCGAACTAAATACTTATCGCTTGAACAAGCTGGCTTTACAAACAATAAATCGATTGCTTCAGTGACGTCGTTTGTTTGCGAGTATGCTCTTTCAGCTTCTTCGACTGAACATCCAATAGAATTACAAATCATTACAATCGGGTCATTCATTTTTTATTGGTTTTAATGTAAACACCGTGAAGATGCGTTTTATAGAATCACTGTGCCCTCCTGCTCTGATTTATCTGCTGTACACGGCTGTACACATTGGTCTCGATTTGTCTCTTGGGATGTTTACGACTGCCGCCATCAAGCTAGTAATGGCTGTTTCTGGAGTAGTAATCCTGGATTCTTTGTGCGGCGTTGAGTTGGGTATTGTCGCATGGGCAATCGTGGCAACTCCTTTCATCATGGTAGCGCTTGCTTCTTCTATTTCTCTTGGCCTGGGAATTGATCGCATGGTAGCAACTGCAGTAAAGGAGAAGTTTACTCCTCTCACTGGAGACAATTTGAAGGATCGTGGAAAGACAGTAAGTGTTCTTGCAGGAGCTGATGAACTCCCACTTTCAACAGATAATATGTTTTAGATATATATTAGACCAACTCTATACTCTGCATTGTTTGGATATTTAGTTCCACATAGGTAATCAATCCAGTATTCTCCAAAATTATAATTGGAATATCTATGGTGTAAAAGATGATGATTTCCAATTAAAAATATAAAACGTTCATCATGACGCATGATTCCTCGAATATTTAAAAATAATAAAATAGCCAATGTGTCGTATAGACTATATTGATATAGTAAAAATGGTATAAACATTCCTATTCCTTGAAATGGACCTTCTAAATAATGACCCAGATATGTATCTAAAAATGAAGGAATATTTTTTGTATGATGTTTGCTATGATACTTATAAAATTGTGAATTATGCAAAATAATATGTGATATGTAAAACCATATATCATATGATATGATTGATAATATTAATTTCAACATAGCAAATATACGCATTCAATATTTAAACTGAACGATAACTCTAAATACTAAATGAATATTCTCATGTGTTGTTGTAGAGCATTTTACAGGTGTAAGAGGTTGTATGAACAGCCAAAACAACAAAAAGATATTCTTCCTCGCAAACAGTGGCTTTGGGTAGGAGCAGTCGTAAACGGTGAAACTATTGATGTTACTGAAAGAGTCAACCTAACAAATGAGAAATACATTACACCTGGACTCCTAGCTATTAAAAGTGGACTTCGGGATGTTGAAAAGTGGTTGTATCTTGATCCTAAAACGTTTGAACAACGTCAATTTCCATCTGATGTCTTCATAATAGAGAATGATCCCACGCAATAGCGAGCTAAGAACTCGATTAACGTTGGATCAAGCAAGTTTTCTAATTTTAAATCCTGTATCTTTCTTTGAAAAAGCAGAGAAGTATACAGAATTATCTAAAAAGTTTATTTCTGAAACTGTAGTCGATAGAATAAGTTTATGGATTGAAATGGTTATTTCTCCAATCGTATCTCTTATCATGTATTTATATACTGGCGAATCTCCTTCATTTTTTACAATGCTTTCGACTCATAAAGCGTTTACTTTATGGGTGGAATGGTTTGAATTTGATTCATTAAATTCTGAAATTCGCGAATGGACAAAAATTGTAAAATCTGTCGGAGGACCATTCATCTCTGCAAATGATTCAACCTATCATGTATTTGTATACGCGGATGCCATGGAGAGATTACGCAGCGGCCTCTTCAGGCTTTCCGAAAAAGGTACCGAACGTCTTCAGTAACTCAGCTCCCTGTTCAATAGCAGGCTTCATCTCTGAAAGAGAACCCATGAGTTCCTTCTGAAGAGTGAGAAGCTCCTTTGTATCGCGACGCATTCCGCCAATTTGCTCAGGACTCAAGTTACGATATGCATGCAAAATTGTGGTTCCTACATCTACATGAGGATCAGTCGGCTTGGGAGCTTCCTTTTCTGGCTTCTTATCTTCATTCTCGAATGTCTCGCGAGTTATCATTGAGATTACATGAATCGAAACTAATCCTACAATAACAGACAATGTATCTGATAGCCCTGCTCCCTTTGCGGCTACGAGAGCGACGACTACTACCCAGCCAATCATATGGGTCAAATTACGCTTATATAAGTATACAGAAACTGCCGCAAAAAGTAGGAGGCCAACAACAGTATCGCCCTTCATATTATTACTTGAAGCTACTAAAATCGCCAGGACCAGCGCCCTTATTGTTAAATGCTCCCCAACGAGCCTCGCCTCCAGGGTGAGAACCAGCCTTCAGGTTTGCAAGCCCGTTGTTTCCAGTTCCTTCAAATGAACCATACGCTGCTCCATAATATCCTCCTCCACGCTTTGTCTTCTTCTTTCCGTGACGCTTGGTCTTACGGCGGCGTCCAGAACCATACTGAGCATTTCCTCCGCGACTAGATAGAGTGAATTCTCCATTTTCAGATCCTCGAGCCCATTCCATCGCTGCTACACCAGGAGCAATAGGTCCCGCTGCTCCATGGTATCCGCCTCTATGGCGACGAGTTGTCTTTCTGCCTTTACGCATTTAATCTATCTCGGGAATGTTTTCTAAAAGGCTCCAAGAAGTATCTTCATTCTGAATACATTCGCATTCAAATGTTTTTCCAAGTGACCGCAAGTATTTAGAAGTTTTTAAATCTGGAACTTTTAGATATCCAGACTTTCCAGTAATTTCATAACAATCTGGCAATTCAAGTGCCTTAATTTTTACCGTATTATTTGATGTCGAGTATCCAAGTTTTCCAATAGTTTCAGTTGTATGATGTTCATAACCTTTAATTGTTTTGAAATCATAATTTGACTTATGAATAAGTTTTACAGTTCCATGGACATGAAATGTAAATGTAGAAAGAAGTTCACGAGTCCATTCGTAACGCTTTTCAAACGTTGAACAGGCAAATACACAGTTTGAATTATACATCCAAATATCACACACAACAAATTCTAGAGGGGCGACTTTTTCCACTCTAAAAAATGTATCTCCGCAAATACGTTCATCAGCAATACATGGTAGTTTCTGACATTCTTTTTCAGTCATCCAAAGACATACTGGAATGCTGTTTTCGTATGTTAGAATAATCCACCCAGGAGTTCCTGTTGTTTGAGGAACTTTCATCATATCAAGTCCCTTCGGGGCGGGTTTCTTTAAGACCATTCGGTAGTTCGGGCTCCAATTGTATCGGCTTACGCTGTTCATACTCTGGCAATGTTACCTCTATAGGCGGGGGCTTTGTTAAAACGGGCTGTTGATAGTGAATAACTGGGGGAGCCTGTTTCACGACATCGCGGTAGACCACTCGAGGCTCTATAAGTCGTGCTACTAAAAATGTAGAAAGTTGTAATAAGACCATAACAAATATAGTTGCGATAGCAACATACAAGACGTCTAAAATAATCATATTACTAAATTCTCATATTTATAAAGAGTTTACTTGACCGCAAATACTATCTATATAATAAATGGAAGAGCTAAAGATTCGCGTTGAGAAGGCAGAAGAGGAAATTGTTAAGGAGGTTCAGGTTGTAGAGAAGTCATTGAATGGATGGTCTTGCGGACTATTTGGATGGAAACTTACTTTATCCAAAACGAATCCCATTGTAGCACCTAAGGAAGAAGCAAAATGATGTATCGTTTCAAAAAGATTCAGCCTTGCAATGATATTGCGTTTAACGAATATATTCTTCAGCAAATGGAGATTAGCTATAAGCCTGGAGTAAGTCCGCTGGGGAGGTTAGACCATATTAGAACCTATGCTATAAAAAACACCATTAATTTAGCTGGAAACCCTCTCTATGGGAGTTCTCACGAAGTATCGTTTATTCTCAATCCTTCTACATCTCAAATTACAATGTTGTATAGGGGCACAGTAGACCCAGAAGACAATTCTTGGTATGTTATTTCGCAGGGATTGAAGGTATGGCTGAATGACTATGTTATTATCGAAGATGAAGAGGGAGCTGGCTGTATTTTCGAGATGCGAAAGATCTTAAATGAACTCAAGGCTATTCGTCTTGAACTTGAAAAACTTCAGGCCCCTCGCTCCAAGTGCGAGGAGACTTGCAATACAAGTTCCACGTGAGATTTTCGACATTCAAAGGCATAGCAATAACACCTTCCCAAGGTTCATATACATACTCAGTTTCTGAGAATTTTTGCCTAATTTTCAATTCTGGAATATAACACCATCCATCATTACCCCATAAAAAAGTTGCATTTACACTTTTTAATGGTTTAAGTTTGGTCTCAATCTTAGTATACTTCATTAAGTACTATACTCACATAACAAGTAAATTAGATTTTGTTATGCATTCAGCAAGCAGTTCTACGTCATATATCGACGTATGTAGTTTTAGAATATCTGGCTTTTTGTGAAACAAAAACTGATAAAGTTCTGAAAGCTTAGGATACTTATATCCTCTTCCATTTGGAAAGGCAATCTTACATAGATTCTTGGCTATTTCCATAGTACAAATTCTTTTTTCAATTGGAATAAATTCCCATCCAAGATCCCATCGAATTGCTTGAATAATAACATTGTAGTCAAAATTCATATTATGAGCAACAAGAATATCATATTTTTCATTCATAAATTCAGTCATTACAGTTGATAGATCTACTCCTTCTGCTAGCGCTTTTTCATATGTAATTCCATGAATACGAGTAGATTCTTCAGGAATACTCCATTCTGGTTTAATTATGTAAGAACATTGTTTTACAATATTTTTTGAATCAATAATGACCCAAGAAATAGAGACTAAGTGTGGCCAAATATTACGAGCAAGAAGTGCTGAATCTTTTGATGTCGGCAATCCTGTAGTTTCTGTATCAAATACTAGGTATCTCATTTAATTCATTAGACTGTGAACAACTAAACCAAAGACTGCGGCGTGGAGAAGGAGACCATACTGTGTCGGAGTACCAGCCTCCGCGACCTTGAACACTGAGGCAAACTGAGGGACCAGGGCAGTTACAAAGCCACCCACAAGGCGGTCTACCAGGCGGTAGGTAAAGGGGTTGCTGAGAACATAGAAAAGGATGACGGCAACAAGCGAGGCCTGAACTTTACGAGAGAGCATTTGTTAAACGACTAGGAAAAAGTTCTTTTCGTTTGAATTATCGCAGAAATCCATTGAGGAATATTTTCAACAATTTGATGATTGGTGTTCACGGACGAGTGGACGTCGAGGCTTGTACTTTCACAAATAAATATGATTGAGGTTGCCAAAAAACAAAGTTTAGTTTTAGATGTCCAACGTAGGCAATTAAACTTATAAATAGCATCAATGTACGGGGCCAATAGTGTTGACTGCGGCGATGCGCTTGCTGCATCCAATACCGCATTCCAAATTAGCCAAATAACATGTCGTTCATGCTTATCCTCAATGTACTTATTATGACGCTGAGCACAGATGAGTGGTTGCTTATTTTGCTTCTTATAGTGACTGGCAAATGCGAGAATCCATGATACCCAATAAAAAGCTCTCACTGAATCCCGTGTTTCAGGCTTTAGGCAGTAAACAAGTTCATTCAGAGGAACATAGAGCTCCATAGGATCTTCTGGCTTGGAAATGTGTCTAGCATAATTTGCAGATGGAGCCTTAACATTTTCTGCTATAGTTTCCTGCTTAAAATCATGATCTACTTTCATTCTGGGAAAGAGAGGTAGCTTATTCTTGCGACAGCCAGCAATTGTTGATACAGTTTCGCAGATTAAATTTCTGACATCATTATTGTTTCGTAAACTGGTTATCTGGAGGACAGGAACGCTATTTTCGTAAGGAGAGAACTTCTCGTACATTTTTAGCAAATAAAGAAACACATTGGGAGCTGCTCGATTTACATGAGTAGCTGCTGATTCTAGAATCACGTGCCAGAGAGACTGAGTAATTCCAGAACACAGTAACTCAAGGCTCCAGTAACATGCATAATCTTTATGACCTAAACGTATATTTTCATCTAGCACTTTATAGACACTGTTTCTCAGATGCCCAGAAAATGTAAATTTTTGAAAATCAACTATAGTTCGGTCGTCCACAACATCCATTACTTTTTGAAATACACTATGTATTGGTATTCCTTTCCGCATCTCAGTAAATCTTGAGTTTCTATATGTCTGAATCCAGAAGTCTTAATTATATTAATCATGCGTTCCTTTGAAGGCATAGTCCATCTATGCTTATTTTCACGATACTTAACTCCTTTATTGTTTTCAGGATCATAGTACGTGAGTGTTTCTTGGTATGTAGCAGGATCTTCATCTCTCTTCTTGTCGAGTCTTCCCAAATACTTAAACTGGTCAAAGAAGATACTCGAATCAGTTTGGCGTTCTAATGCATATTTCTGAAGAGAGAATGCTGCAAAGGGAGATGCCAGGTCGTGAAGAGGATCATAATTATCTGGATCAACTAAATGAACCACGAATATACCTTCTGGCTGCAACCATTGATATGCGTTATCTGATACAACCTTAGAGTTCTCGAACTGATAAATTGAAAAATTCATCAGCAAACATGTGCTCACTGATTTTTGAGGAAAGAGTGATACCTGAGTTATATCTCCATTTTGAAAGGTAGCAGATGGACAATCGCTTCGCGCTTTCTTTATCATACTGTCTGAAATATCAACTCCAATATAGTCAACTCCTAAATTCTTGAAGTAACATGCATGAGGAGCAGTTCCACAGCACATGTCTAGGACGCGTACTGTTGATATAGGGCGCTCTGCCAATGCCATTTCTTGAATTGAAACTCTCTCGTAATTCAATTTCTCATTTGAGTGCCAAAGAGAATTATAGATGGAAGCATACACATCATCATATATATCTTTTGCGTCTTGATAGGTTACAGAGTTCTCATTTTCAAAACCTTCAATGGAAGAGCACCATATAGTGAACCCATACATTAAAAATATTAGCACCGCTAAAAATATATAAGCTGGTTCCATTGTTTATGAACCGTAAAAAGAATACACTAATCCTCCTATCAAAATTATAAATGCGATAGTATGAATGAGAGTTCCTAAGACACTACCTACCAGATATACTAAAACTACTGCAAGCAATGTCATAATTATTTTTTGTAGAAATGGAGTATTTGCTGTAGCAAAATCTAACTGAGCTTGTGTGTCTCGTATTTCATTCTGAAGACGTGAAAGTTCATCTTTTGAAGTACCTGGATTGCCAGTTTTGAAGAGTGACTTAAAATATTGTACAAACTTCTGAATCTCTGTTTGTTGAGTAAGTTGCTTCTCAGCATCGGCTACCGAAACGTCTCTTGCCTTGTCAAGAGGAGTAACTCGATCCATAATAGTTTGATAGTCGGCATTAGCTACTTTATTAAAAATATTACCTTTCAGTCCAGGCGATGCAGTAGTCATCCAAATATCTGTTCCAACACTTACATTTGTAGGAACATATCCAGCCGTATCTACTGGATCACATTTTCCAGTTTGACATTGAATAAGACGAGATTGAGTATCCAATCCGTAAATTGAATCAAATCCGCCTACAATACTATTTACATTCGGCATCTCAGTCACAGCATCCCATCCAGTTTGAAGAGTCTCGTCTGACTTCATACCTTCTCCAGCTGGAGTTATGCCAAATAAACTAGTATCATTTGATGACGTAATTTTTACACTAGTATCAGGACTGGCGATCCAGTTTCCTGTTGTGCAAGGCTTTGCGCATCTCCATTTTCTATTTGATCCATCTTGCGTCCACAGATACGAATGAGTCGAGAAGATAGAATTACAACCAGGGCCAGGCAGAGATATATCATTCCAATTACTTGAAGTAGATGGACTAATCATTAAACCAGATACTCCATTCGATTTAACAGTTAGAACATATATAGTTGAACTATCTGTTGTTAGATCGACAATTTTAGAAACTCCTTCAATAAACACCAGTTCCCAATTTCCAGAGCATGGAAGGGCGCAACGAAATAGCTCATTACTGGAATTAAACCCCCAAGCATATCCTGCTTGAGAAGAAGAAACTTTTATAAGCTCACCTGGTATATTATTCCACGATCCATGTGGAGCCAACTGCGTTGAGAGAATATTGTCGATACTTTCAGTAGTTTCCTGAAAATCTACCATTATTTAATCGGATTTAATTTCTTATCTCGAAAAAGTAATGGATAGGTATGGGTTTTTGAAATCCGAGTATTCTTCTGCTCTTCTGTTTGCGATTCAAAATCCATCGAATGAATCTATTCAACGAGTGTTAGATATTAATGCTCAATTAATTGAAGAAGTAAATGAATTAGTTTCTCAATTGAAGAGTGGAGACAGTATTGAATCATTAATGACAGATTTGATTAAATATCAAAAAGATTATGCTGAGATTGATCAATCACAGAATAAAATTACTACATTGAAGATGATATATAATTCAACGTCCGACCAACTAAAAACTGCAAATATACTCTATTATATTTATCTCGGACTTCTTATTTTGTTATCGTTTGTAATCGTCTACCAAATCCTTCGTGTACCTCGTATTTTTGACATGCTACCTTCAAACATTGGAGACATCGGCAACACATAGACGATATCTGCGATTCATTCCAGAACTTTCGCAAAGACCCATAACTTCAATCACATCCGATGGACGTGCTCCTATCCACTTTGCCATCGGATCTTGAGAATCAATTTTAGGAAGATAACTAGAATCTGGAATATTGAACTCTTTCAACACAGCATTCTTTTCATCATCTGTAATGATTCGATGAGCAGGTACCTTGCGGTGCTTGCTGATATCAAACTGAAGGTGTCGAAGCTCAAAGATCTGGACTAATGGATTCTCGGGATCGTTAATATGATTTCGAAGAATGTTCAAAACCGCCTCTGATGGCCGAGAGGGCGTGGCAATAAGAATTCCAGATGTATGGTCATTTTCAGAAGCAAACTTCAGAAAGTTATTCAACTCTCTTTCAGTTACACGAGTCTTTGTACTGAAGACGATCAAAATACTATCAAAGGTATACATTTTTGTTTCATCAAGAGGTCCTCCAACTATCTCGAAGTCAGTATTTGTACGACCCCGTGCTAAAAGGATCTCTCTGATTGTTGCAAGTGCGATATCTTCCATTCTCTTACTATCAATCTCCTATGAAAATATCATTCCGTTTCACAAATGAAAGACATAGGATTTCTGGCAGTCCTTCTTGGATTGGCTCTCGTTTGGTATCTAACAACGCGTAATAGAGAAGGATTCACTGCAGAGTTTACTGATCTAAGTAACGCCAAGAGAACGGACGATATGTCTAGTTCATCATACAAGCAGGAGACAAATCATTTTCCCATGACTCGTCCTCTCATGCCGCCTCCTTCAGGTATTGAAACTCCATTTCGCGTGAATCAGTATCATTCATTTATGGATGCTTAAACTCTGCTAGAAATATTTCATCCCAACCATTTATTGATATAATCATATAACCAATTTCATCTAAAAATTTAAATAGCTCATCTCTTAGCTTAATTGCAGGAACTCCTTCGGATTCACGTTGTGGTCTCCAAGATTCAAAAATAAATTTTGGATAATTATTACGTTTTAGAGTTTCGATTGCTCCGCGCAATACATTTAATTCAAATCCTTCGACATCAATCTTAATAAATCCAATATTACTCAGATTAAATGAATCTAGAGTTGTAATTGGAACTGTAATTTCTTGAGATTGCTTTTTAGGATCATAGTCAAATTTCATACAACCATTTCCACCACCATCTTCTGTACGAATAAAATAAGAAGAAAAACCAGTTTCGCCACCAAGAGCAGTATTGTAAGTTTTTACTTTATAATCTAATTTATTAAGAGCCATGTTTGCACACAAAAAATTATATGTCCTCGGACAACATTCAAAACTATGAACCTTATTTGCTTTTTTTGCAAAAGGAATCGTCCAAGTTCCAACATGTGCTCCAATATCAATGAAATCCTTAGAAGGATCCATTAATGTTTCGCACGCCCAGTTAGTAATAGATCTTTCGTATATTCCAGTAGTTGCAAAATCTAATGCAATAAGTTTATCTGGTTGAAAGATACAATCTTGTTCGAGTTTTTTAAATATAGGAGTTTCTTGAGTATGTTTATTTAACGAAAACTCTCTTAAATAATACATTATTATTTCAATTCCGCAATGTTTAAATATACAATTGAATTCAATTCAATATTAATTCTAGAAGGATTTGAATCCCAACTACTAAAATAGTATTCCAGTGAATCATTGGCAAATCTTCCAGAAATAGAAAACTCAATTCCAAGATTTTCAAATACAAATGGCAGCGATACTTTCGTAATATTATAGGTTGATTTTTCGAGTTCCACAAAACAGTGGTAGTAATTACGAGGCTGACAGTATTCTACAAAATGAACAAGTACTATCCATTTACCATTTACCTCGATCGGAGGAGCTGACCCACGAAATAGACTAAATAGAGGAGGAGTCTCAATCTCTTTGTTAAAATAAAACTTATTGTTACGAATCTTTCCAATTCGAAGAGGATGCCAACTGTAAATAAACTCGTCAGTTTCTGGAATATTTACCCAGTTCTTTTCGCAATCCTGATTTCTTGGAGATATTATCGCAGTAAGGTCTTTATATGACTTAGTTTCAATATCATATTCTCCATGAACGATTGAAATTTTATCTTGAAGATATTCCTTAAAAGAAGTTGCTGTAAAATAACATTTGTTATCAAATTGATATACTCGTAGATCTTCCAATCCTCTAATATGAGATTCAAAAAGTGGAGTTGGATCATTCATACATAAATATTCGTTATTTTCTAAATTAACATATGCATTCTTGGTTATTACGATATTATTAGGCATTACATAACTTCCATTTGGCTGAATTTTATAATTAATATATCTTACATTTGCAAGAGGATAATTAATAATAGAAATAGCAGAAGGATGAAACTCGTCTCCAAATGGAGATGGAAGAGATAGTTTTTCAATTTTTCCAGGAATTGGTTTTACATAAAATTTCATATTTGAAACCACATTATTCTGAAAATTTGGAGTCTTTAACATACAAACAATAGAATCTCTAAGACCATTTTCACGATGAACATAGTAATCTATAATTGATAATTCATAGTCAAATCCTCCCTTATAAGGGAATGGTTCAATGAAAAGAACATCATTTTTAGGATATGGAACTCTAATTCCAAGCAAGCAATAATGATATGACTTATAATGCTGCGAAGTTTCTCTAAAATATCTTGCTAGATCGAGAATTGATTCAGTTCTGGCTGGATGAAATTGAAATGCACGATTCATCCAGTATTCATATTTGTTTATATTGTTTAGTCTTCGATAACACTGGCCAATGCTATAGTGAGCATGCCAAATCTCTTCCTTCCACCCGCCTGCAGCAATGCGTTTTTTGTACATTTGAATAGCCTCTTTCAAATGATCTGAATCTTTTAGTGTTTGAGCCAAGTAGAACATATATCTTACGTTGGTAGGTTCATCAATTAATCCTTGTTCCAGAAGACGCTTGTCTCTTTCAAACTTATCAGATTTACTTCCTCCATCTCCAATATCAATGATATGACAAATATTCTTTTCAATAGATTCTGCAGGAATATCCCAATATTCATGAGTAACTCCTACACATTTTACTGGAAGATCCATACGAATAAAACGAGTGTTATAAAAATCTACAGCTGAATTTGATTGAATAATTTTATACGCAGGACGAGTCAAATTTTGAGACTTGATACACCCAGGTACGAATACCATATCTGCATCAAGAAAGAGAGCGTATGTTTCAGACATGTTCCAATCCAATGTATTAACATATTCCTGGGCATTTCGAAAACTCAGAGTTCTATTATGCCCAAAGTTTTTCCATACATCCGTAGCAACATTACCAGTATGTGTTTTCAAAAATTCTGTAGCAATTTCTACAGATGAATCAGTTGAGCCAGTATCTGTAATGCAAAAACAATCTACTATATTTTCTACTGCTTCTAAACACCGTTTTAGAATCTTCTCTTCATTTTTTATCATCAATACAAGTACTAACTTCATTGGTAGATTAGAGCACGATTGTTAAAGTTGCTTTGTCTTTGGGATGCTCAGGAACCGTATTAGCTTCACGGTGCTTTCGAACCTCCTCCCAAACTTCCTTCATGCTATCAATATTTGTGGGAAGCCAATCTTTGTCATGAGGAACTGTGATACAACGCCACTTACTGAGATCCCAATACTGAATATTCCAATTCTCACGATCAGGAATCTCTGCTAGCCATTCTTGAATAGTACGAGTGTCGCGATAATCGCGATAACGAACCTCGCCAGTGTCCATATGAACTGCAAATGCAGACTTATATTCTGCTGTAGAATCCATCCAAGCAGAATAGTTCAAGTCTCGAAAACCAAACTCAATATACTCACACTCCTTTAGTGAAGTACATTCCATCTGTAGTTGCATTTGGCAAAAGTATTCGTGTGGAACGGGAGTTGTGTTGCTAAAGACGCGAGAAATCGGACATTTAAACTCTACAAGCTTTCCATAACGAAAGTCTTCAACATCGGCAGTGACAATAATTCCATCAGGAGATGCGCCTAGAAATGGGTAGACTGGATGAGGAATGCATGTCGTATCCACGATAGAGATTCCTCCATTCTTCTCGGAATAAATCTCCTTTGCGATAGGCTCAAACCGAGTTCCCCAAAGCAGAGCACGAGAACCCATTCCTTCAGTCCTGGGACGAGGAACTAACTTTGACATAATAATTTCATGCTTTGCTGCTGGAGTAGCATCTTTCAATGCCTTATGAATTTCAGAAGCCGTCAGCATTTCACTCCGTTTGGCGTGCCATGCTTCTGTTCGCTGATCATTCGAACTATAGTTCTCGATTAGAAACTTGATTTGATTCTCCATTTATGTTTAGAATACTTAGTTACTATAAATTCATTTTGCCTCCTGCTGCAGCTGCTGTCATTTTACTCGCAATTAGTTCTGGGAGGTTGATTTTTACAGCTTCGGGAATCTTTAACTTCTCTTCGCTTCTCATAAAGTTTTCAGCATCTTTAATGACTCTTTCAAATAGCGCAATATTTTGCTCGGTTGTTTGGAGATAGAGTGATTTATAAACTTGTTCGGATCGAGTATCTTTATATACCAAATATGCGATATTAGACGATTTACCAATTTTAGAAGTTACAAATATAGAGTCTAACAAACCTAAAATCACAGAAGAATACTTATGTTGAATAATTTTAGTTAGAAGACTAAGGTATCCGTCATCTTTGATATTTTCTTCAAAGTTTAAATATTCTTCTTTTATATATTCATTTATATCTACAGTTGCCTTTTGAATTTCAATTTTTTCACCTAGTTTAATATTTAAATTAGCACTCGCCATAAATGCCAGCTGTACCAATACATTAATACTATTCATTACACATTATACTATATTAATTATTAAATTAGTTCTAGAATGAAATCTCATCAGATTTCGAACTTGAAATATAGTTGGCAATCCATTTAAAACAGCATATGTTGCACATAGTTCATCTCCAGTACAAAAAATTAGTTTATTATTATACTTTTCTGGTTCCAATCTATATAATTTTACAGCAGTTCGTACCTGATCCCAATCTCCTGCCCGTTTTATATCTAAAAGTGAACTTTTACTAATACTTGATTCAAAAATTTTTCTCATAATTGGAATTCTCTTTTTATTCTTTTTAGCATAGTTGCTTACATTAAATTTTGCTTTATTTTTATCAATAAAAAGCCCAACTAAATCTCGAATAGATGGTCCGCTTGTTAATTCACTAGCATTAGATATTTCTGAAGGATAGCAATAAGAAATATTATTTTCACCAATCGTTTGTTTGAATTTTAATCCAACAATTTTACTTCCTATATCTCCATCTGGGTCTTCTACACCATCAAGAATAGAATATTTTGTATATTCTACTCCCACATAATCTATACTTGAAGTACGATCAAAAAAATTAACTGGAAAGGTATTCTCTGTATCAAATCCAGGTATAGTTGTAATAAACTTACGATTTAACCCAGCACATACCATATCTGTAGACTCTTCAGAGGATCCAGTCATTGAAGTCGCTGAATCGCTTATTGTCGTTGGAGATAACAATAATATTGCTTCTTTAATATATCCTTCACCCTTTAACATCGAAAGAAGATTACCAAAATTACCTGGTCCGCTGTCACAAAGTATATAAATAGAATGATCTACAGGTAGCTCTTGTCCAAATAGCCCAGAATATATAACTCTAAAGTTTTCTATTCTATTTTCTACATGTAAAGTTACGGAATCCCAAACTCCTAAAGTAAAGTCATGAAATGTTCTTTCAAAATTAGAATCTAATTTTGGTATCTGACGATGATCTTCTCCAACATTTACATATGTTGTTAATTGCTCATATAAGTCATCACTAAAATCATCACCATTATCCCAAACCTCTTCTTGCATTTTTTCAATTAAAAAATCAACTATTGCTCTATTTTGTTTACCAAAATCATGAATAGAATCTAGAATTGGCATTATGCCTCTATAATATTGGGCTAATTCAGCATTAATAATTAATACTCCACCTCTCTGTCGTCTTCTAAGATTACGGCGAGTTTTCATTATGTTTTACACAGAACAAACTTAGTCTCAAATAACATGGAAATTAAATCACAAGAAGATTGGGTTCTTTATAGATTAAATCAATTTTATGCTAATCCCGATCGCCTAAAAGTACTCACTGATATTTTGAATGGCGATTCCGATCTTTCACTCCGACTCATTGATTGGTTCGTAACGAACTATGCTAAGAAGTTTAACACTTCCTTTGTTACCAAAGATTCGAAGCATGTGGTAGTGTATCTTTCCTATAAGTCTCATTTGAAGGCTTATAGCAAAAAAATGTTTGATCCTTTCTGTCGTTGGAAGCGTATCAAGTTTCGTGATATTGAAACCACTGTGGGACAGCTAAACTTTTTTGAATGGGCGATTAATGATGAGATTCTGGATTATCTGACGGAACATCTCACTGAAGTTCATGCAGATATGGAGGCTCGTCTTTCAAAGCCTGAAGGAAACAAGAAGCGTCACGAGCTTTCAAACTCCGCAGCTAAAACTCTTACTCGCCATGATGTTCGGATTTCAGTTAGGTTCGACTGAATAGTTCAGCTTTGATTTCCTTCTTAGTTGTCCGTCTGATTGTTCTGCGCCGATATCTGCGAGCTCTTTTTGTATACTTCATTATAATGAACAAACTTTCTCTTTATGCTGGACTGACAATTGTGATTGGAACACATATTGCCATGGTGTTTGATTTTATACCAATGTCAACTATGTTAGACAAGAACATGCATGCATATGCTAACCTTGCTGCAGCTGGAATGATTGTCTACGGTATCAACGCCTAAATTTTAACTTAAAAAACACTAAAGATGTTCTCACTGTTGAGACCTTCTTTATTGTATGAGAATGTTGAAAAAGATGTTATGGAACACGATGTTGATATTGATGCAGAAGAATGGGAATATGACGGTCGTACAGTATATAAGGGATCCCTTGATACACAGTATGATCTGAGTGTCTATTGGTTGTACGATGAAAATTTAAGTCGCGTTGGCTTGTGTGAACATGAGCATGACCACCCTGAAGTATACAAAGTTCTTTGGTATCACGATAATCCCTTTGCCACTCTATTTCAAAATCCCGAATGGAAACCTCAAAATAAAACGCTTTGGTCTTTAATGACTCGCGAAGCATATTCAGATTGTTTGGCAGATGATTTCAAAACAGTATTTGAAAAATCAAGAGCAAGTGGAGTAGAACTTGTAACTCCAGAATACTTAATGAAAAATTCGCTGGATATTTACCAGTCTTCTATTTTGTTTTTGGATGAATTTTTTATGCTCTATAGTCCTCCTAAGTTGCAGGAGCAACGCGACGCTTGCGAGCAGGAGCAACTGGAGCCTGCTCAGACACAGGCTGATCAGTCGGCGTCACAGGGCGAGCCTCACTTGGAGTGTCCTCTAGCTGACTCTCCTCCTGAACCTCTCCCTCCTCAGCCGTGAAGATGTCAGCGGCCGTGACACGAGAGCGCGGGTACACCTGAGCCTTCTGGACACGCCATGTCACACCGAAAGGTCCGCCAGCGATAACATAGATGCTACCACTGATCACCAGGTTTGCCTCCACGCCCTTGGGAAACACTGCCTGGAGGTTCTGAGGCGTCACATACACAGGATTGACGCTGCTGTCAACAACCTCCGCAGAAACACGGTTGTCGTAGACAGGAACCTTGGCTCGGAAGCTCGGAGGGTACTTTCCGTTAGGAACATACTCGCCATCTACCTTGTCGGAAGAAACACTCAGCGTTGCCTTGAAGCTATCGCGAATGGCCTCAAGACTGCGCTTCTTTCCGAACCACTTGACACTGTTCTCCACAGCGGCCGCGACGATCGCCTCATCGAGCTGAGTCAGAAAGTTGTAGAACAGACCGACATCAGAGCCATCAGTAGAAGGCTCCTTGGCATACGGATCACAACCCTTCAGCGAGCCGATGAGTGTATGCGTAGTAACGCCTGAATCATTGGTACGAACCAGGCAACCACCAGGATACCCGATACGAGGGCAAGCGATCTGAAGATTCTGGCCATCATACTTGAGTGTGATCGTCGGGTTACGTCCTGCTACGGCCTTGCCGACAGCGAAGCTGACATTTGAAACGTTGAGAGTGCGGATTGAAACTGGGCGGCTCATTTTGATTGTGTGTACTGTTGATAGGCCTGCTGGATGTAAATCCGTTTTCAATGAAGGTTTCCATAATGATCAATGAGGTGTTGGTCGACTCAAACCAAAGACAGTCTAGAACGGTGTAAACATACATGCCTCCATGCTATGAATACATGTAAGAGGCATATGCGAACAAAGCGTAGATGGTACACTGTTAATAATTTGATTCCAAAAATCATTATCATTCAGAAAAATTGGAGAAGATACATGATACAACATCGTCTCAGACTAGCGGGAGCTGGAGTTCTAAACCGATCGGTTTGTCATAATTCTGAAGAGATGATTACTCTCGCAGATAAGAGTTCGGTGAGTCCACTATGTTATTTTTCGTTTGAAGAGTCTAACAAAATATTCTGGTTTGATATTCGAAGTCTAGCAAGGTATTGGAGTTCTAATATGGACATTGTAAATCCATATACTCGGCAGCCTATTCCAATACATGTTCGATCGAGATTTCGAAAATTATGTAAATTGAATCATATTCGCATTACCGAGAATAAGTGGATTCAAGTATGTCAAAGATTGCAGGATGCAACTCTCCAACATATGAATCCAGAATTGCTTCAAACTATGAATAGAACTCAATTATTCATTCTTATGCGAACCATATATGATGACTGGAGAATACAGCATGTACACGTAAAATACCTAGTTTGGATTCAAGAAATGTTTTTACTATTTGATTTTAGAGAATTATCGCAAGAAAATTACTCAAATGTGGTTTCTGACATGTTATTGGGGATTTTAATTGATGCCCGCGATCCAATTTTTATCGGATACACAATAATTGACGCCATACAACGCATGTGATTTAAACAGGTAAGGAGAACATAGAGTATATCCCGCGTTAGAAATGGCAAACTCGAACTCTCCTGTAAAGTCAAACAAGATGGCCGTTAAGAAAGCACCCGCCGCTGCACCTGCACCTGTTGCCCCCGCTCCTACTCCTGCTCCCAAGAAGGCCGCCGCTGCTCCTAAGGCTGAGGCCCCCAAGAAGGCTGCTGCACCCGCCAAGGTTGAGGTGGTTGTCCCTGAGACGGAGGATGCTCGCCACGGAGTTGATCTCCTCGCTGAGCTCCATGATCACCTCAAGGCTCTTGGCACTGAGTTCACGGCGCGTGTTCGTACGCTCGTGGCTGAGGCTGTAGATGCCACCAAGGCGCTCAAGCGTGATGCGCGCAACAGCAAGAAGCGTGTCAAGCGTGATCCCGCGACGATGAGTCCCGAGGAGCGCACTGCCTGGGAGACGAAGCGTTCTAAGAATGCCTTCCTCAAGATGCGCCTCCTCACCGATGAGCTCTCCTCTTTCATGGGTCTCCCGCCCAAGTCTGAGCGCTCTCAGACGGATGTGACGAAGTTCATCAGCTCGTACGTCAAGCAGCACAACTGTTTTGACCCGACGTTCAAGCGCCGTATCATTCCCGATGCCAAGCTTGGCAAGCTCCTCCGTGTGAAGGATGGTGAGGAGGTCACCTACCTGAACCTCCAGCGCTTCCTGAAGGTTCACTTTGTAAAGACGGCTTAAGTTTCTAGTTTTATGAAAAACTAGTGGTGGATAAGTTCCAGAGTTCACTGGATCGATGATGTATAAAACTTCGCGAGTTTTCATGCTGATGGTCTAAAATTAGAGGAGGTGAACATGTCCGGTGCGCGTTGGAAGGGGCGCACCGAATCAACATTAAAAAGAAAACTAAACAGTTTCTCTTTTTATTGAATTATTAACATTGGTTAGCCCACCATTTTTTTGCAGATGCCGAATTCTTCTTAGCTTCTGTTGCTATATCGGAATCGGTTGTATGATATGTTTTTCCACACATCAAAAAAGAATGAACTCTTGCATAACCCCATTGCTGTTCAGTGGCTCCTGGCCTATGACCAGTTCTCCATGCTGCCATTCCACGATTGTATGATTCTTTTATGTATTTAAGAGGAACTCCTGTTGCCTTTGATTTGGCTTCAAGTGACATAGCATTCGGAAACTTACTTCTCCATTGTTTGGTGTAATTTGAAACTTTCGTAGTTACATTTCTATCACTTTTAAATCCAACATATGCTTTGGGATTTTTCCATGACATTGATCCAAACTTTTTAATTTCCTTTTTTCGCAGAGTTCTTCTTTTTTTAGATAATCCTCTAAAGTATTTTAGAGGAAGTTCCATTATTTATTAGTCGTTAAAAATGGATTTAACCAATATATGATTAATTCCAACAAAAATGGAGACAATTAACAAGTATTTTCCTGCAAAAGCCGACTATGAGCGCATGCAATATTGCAGCGTTCAGTTCACGAATGTTCCCTATGCCGAGTTTATTGAGTGGAACCACAAATGTCTCCAGAAGTTATCTGATTCGGAAGTTACTTGGATTGAGAAGCTATGCCAGAAGATCTCAATGATGGAACTTGGTCTAGTAGATTTGGAGCATTGTAACGAATGGTTCGCTACTGGCATCTACTTCAATAAACATTCTGATATCTGCATTTTCCATCCTCGTTAGGGGGGGGGTATCAGAAAAAATGAAAATTGAATTTCAAAGTTTTGTGCAGAGCTTTCCTCCCAAAATGAAAAGTGAATTAAATAGGGGAGTTAAGTTTTTTTTTCGTTTTTTGTTGAAAATGGATTTATCAAAATTAAGAAAACCATATAGTACTTGGAAAAGGGCATATACTTGCAACGTCCAAGCGGCCTAGTTTTCTGCCGATAAATGAAACCTTTTTCAATGAAAACGGATTCTATATTCCAAAAGAGAAATACCTCAACGGTGGGGCATAAGATGAAAATCAAGTGCTGTAAAAAAGAGTTCAAAATTCATTAACTTGTTGCACCGGGAAGGTGCATTAATAAAAAGGGGGAAGTTGACGAGTTATGCTGGAATTTATTTAAAATAATAACTAGCATGATTCTGAAATTTTTCACTTGATTAAAACGGATTTTTCCTTGTTATTGCGAGAATGAGTATATGAGAAAATGAAAGCAATATTCAACAAACATTCAAAGAAGTTCCATGCTCCTCCAGTCGTGGATGAAAGAAAACTTGTGTTCGATATGGTCAGAGTTCAACCTGTTCCATATGTGGCCAAGTTGAGTGATGATGAACTTAAGTTAATTGAGCAAGAGTGTGCTATCTGCCAGTCTACTCCAGATGATGCAGTTCGGCTTCCGTGTGGCCATGACTTTTGTCGCGAGTGTGAAAGCAAATGGCACGCAAGATGTAGCTGGCGTAGTCCAACGTGCCCACTTTGTCGTGGCTACTACCGTGACACAAAGGCAGTGAGTACAGAGTACACTCAGGCATCTTCGGCCAAGGATTGGCATGACAAGAAGGACATGTTGGTTGCTGAAGCAAAACGTGTAATCCTTTGGAGCCAAGAGGATCCAATTCGCAGCCCATGTGCGGTGAAGAGCATCACTCTACATGATGCAAAGCAGATCTTGCTGGATAGGAAACAAAGTCCTTTGTTTCCAACGATAGCATCAGTAGAGAGGTTTCTCGCAACACACAAGTTGCAGATCTTGAAGGAGCGTGACGAGGCCTGGAAGAAAAGTCCTTGGAGCAAGATGAAGCCTATCGCATGAAAACGGAATTCAAAAGTTCTAATTTTTGAATGATGAAATGGATCCAATTATGAAAGATGTTGGCGGTATGCCTATTAAGTACAATGTTATCAACGAGGTTCAAAGTATGGCGACTGATAAGGTAAAGGCAATCGCAAAGAATATTGGCGTTCGTGCAGCGGTTATGTTCTGGAACTCATCTGGGAACAAGAACATTGCTCTTGGAGTCCGTGCATTTGCTGTGTTGGGATTCAAGTCATTCTATATCATTGGAAAGAAGAACTATGATGCTCGCCCAGAGGTAGGGGCAAAGCATTATATCGATCTTCACAAGCTCTCAATGATTGATATTCACACATTCTTCGACGAGAACAACATGGCTCCAGTTCTTGTGGAACAGGGAGGATCTCCTCTAGAAGAGTTTGATTTCAAGCCATACATCAAGTCAGACAGAATGATTTGCTTTATCATGGGCAACGAGTCAGAAGGGTTTCCTCCAGAGTTGTTGCGTATGGGGTTTCCGCGTATTACTATTGCTCAGTACGGACTTGTGCGTAGCCTAAATGTTAGTATTGCGTCATCAATTGTAGCGTACGAGTATTTGAGGCAGTGGCGCCATATGCGAATGGCTCTTCTTTAAAAACGGATTCAAACTCTCAACTAAGAAGATAGTAAGGAGACAAAATGCCGCAAAAGAATTCAGCAAACAAGAAGTCTAAAAAGGGTGAGGGCCTCACCAAGAATGGTCGGTTTATTCAGAGCATTCTTGAGGATCTCAGAAACAGCGAAGATATATCGGACATTCACATTGCCCGAGTTATCAAGAAGATGGGGAATGGGCGAGTTGAGGTATTCTATATTCATGCCGACAAAGAGGGCGTTCAGCGGACTCACATCGAACAGGCCGTCATTCGAGGAAGCTTTAGAGGAAAGGGAAAAAGAACTGCATGGATTGAAGTCGGTTCGATAGTAGCAGTGGCAGATGTGGGTCTTGCTGGGTCTGCTGCCTTTGAGATCATGGGAGTGTTTAACCAGGATCAGGTGTCAGATCTTCGAAAAGAGATGGAGATTGATCCTAGAATCTTTGCGGTGGACAATGTGGATTCCGATGCTCTACTGTCTGGTAAGACGGTTGAGGAAGGGTTCGTGTTTGAAGATGAGGTTGAAGTCGATGTGGATACTCTCTAGGTAGGTAACTCCATATCGGTTACAATTAATTCATGCGGCAGTTCCATATATAAAATTGTACTAAAAAACGGAGTAACTCTTCCATCAAGAACAGTTGCTCGTATTTTTGAATTATCGACCATTGTGGATAGAATTCTTCCGAAAAGACTTTGTTTTTTCAATGTATTGCTAATTTTTATTCCACACGTTGTTCCATTCCATCCACATAAATTACTTGAACAAGTATCTTTTGTGAATTGGCCACAAGGACTTCTTATTTTTGATATAAATTGCTGAGGATCAGAAATCTCTACAAAGTTTGCAGTTTGATCAAACCAAGCTTCTAGCAGCGGGCGAACGACTGTAAGATTCGGCTTTACTTCTTGAAGAGCAACTCGTAATTCATTGTAGTCTGATTTCAAATCTTTTGCTAATTGAAATATCAGAAATTCATATACTTCAGAAGAATATGAAATTTGACGATCAGCATTCTCATTTGTAACTCCAAATACCAGAGCTTCTTCTGTTATCTTATTAACTGTTTCAATTACTTCAGAAGCTTCTACAGGCTTCTCGACATCCGAAGGCATAACTGGAATACGAAGACCGCTTTCTGTTAGTATTTCAGTTCTCTGATTTTTGCCATTGTATAAATCTTCCTTGTAAGAATAGCCTTTCACTATCTTTGATGCTCGCTCAAGAACTTCAACCATCTGCTCGTAAGAAGGTAGTTCAGTTATTTCAGAATATCCAGATATCTTGACTTGAGCAACTTCGGGAATTGGTATACTTTGAAAGGGTATAATTGCCTTTCCAGGAACAAAAAGCGCCTGTCCACGATGAAATGGGTCCAGAATAATTGAATACTCTTCTCCAAGTTCTTTCATCACATTGAGTGCATCATCATAGGAAGGTATCTTTGTTCTACACGATTCATTACGAAGAGTTTCAACTTCAGATGCCGTCTTTTTAGAAAATGGAGCTTCAAATATGTTGGACTTGTATTCAAATCCTCTCGATACACGCAAAACATTAGAAAGAATATTAATTTCAGACCCTCGTTGAAGAACTATGATTCCTCTGCTACGTGGTCTCGCAATTTGTGTATAAAAGAGGCATCCAAGAGAGTTGCTATCTAAAAATATACGAAATACATCGCATTGAAGAGAGACAGCTGCATATTCCAGTTCCTCTAATTGAGAAAGTTCTCCCTTGCGATACGCTTCATCGATACCAGCTATTATCTGCTTGATCTCTTTTGAGTAGTCTCCTGAAACTGGTTTGTCGGAAAGAGTTTTCCAGGTTCGAAAGAATGAACACTTGATAACATCTTGAGGAGCTTCTGCTGGAGAGAGTATCTTTGTTTTTAATCCTAAAAAGTGAGGAAGTCTTGCTACTGGAGATCCCATTCCGACACGAAAGAATCCAGAAATTCCGCTGACTAAACGTTTCTTAGCAAGCATCTCGTATTTCTCAAAAATATGCAGGGAATGAATTAAATCTGGAGAAAGAAATGCGGCTCGTTCATGAGATAGGTCAGTTTTCAAATCTCCAAGTACGTAATACTTATCTTCGTTCTCCTTTGTGTCACCCTTTATTTTTGTAACTCGCGACTTCTTGAAGCAGCAAGGCATATATTCTCCATTGGCAGGAGACTTGTAGTCAACATATCCAGGATACACAAAGCCACTTTCGCGTTTTACTAAAGGAAACTCTCTGGGGCTGTCTGTGTTTTTAGTCTGAAGCTTACCTTTGCACACGGGACATTTTCCGTCAATTAACTGAGACTCTTGGAGAGGAATTTGGTCTTTCATGCACCAATACTCGGGACACAATATGGTTCCAGTGGGATTTTCAATATCTATCATCTTTTCATCATTAGGAGCTGCCTTTGGATCATATGGTGTTCCAGAAACACGCTTGAGATCTGCTTCTGACAAAATAATAGGCTGATGCTTCTGTTCACACTTCTTTGGATATAATGATTTCACGGGATTAAATGTGACAGGATCAAATTGTTGAAGACGATTCTTAAAGTAGTTATAGTTTGTTCCCGTATGTTGATCAGTTGAGATTCTCTTTTCTGAGGTGACAGTTTCTGCAACACTTGCTGTTTCTTCCTCATCTCCTTCTGCATAGGAAAATAGATCGAGATACTCTTCGTTTAGCGTTTCTTCGGTGGTGGGGACAATAGTTGTATCTGCAGCAACCTTCTCAACTCGTTTAGGGCATATACTGTCCAACGCAGGAGATTCGACATCTGATAAAATAAATCGTAATAAATTTGAATACTGAAGTGAGCGTTTCAATTCAGTCGTTGCTGTCATCAAAACAAAATCAGAACCTACGTTGAATGTAGGATAACCACGAAATGATTTCTGACCTAAGCGAGGATCTTCGTCCAACTTAGATTGAATTGTCAGAATGATCTCTCTAGCAGTTGCCAGCGGAATAGAAAGCTCTTCTGCTACCGCATTTGCTGTAACTGAATCTCCAGACTTCATCATCTGTAAAAGTTTAATTTCAATGGCTGATAGACCATCATTTGCGTTATCGGTTCGAAGAAGTCTAAATTGAGACTTTCCCTTATCAACAATGTTATAGATCGAAGAAATGCAGTTGAATCGTCTCAAATCAAAATCGTCAAGCTTTGTATCATATTTTGCCACAAATGTCATATCTTGAAGCTCCCAACGATCTAGATGAATGTCAGACGTATTTAAAAATGACAATACTGAATCGAGAGACTTAATCCAATCAAGCATTGATTTCTGAAATTCAGGTATAGTTTCAGTATTTCCTTCTGGACGATATGTTGAAACTACCATATCAATGGAAGAGATTGCGATACGATCGAAGTGATTCTTCGACTTTCCTCGATACAATACTAAAGTAGGTCTTCCACGAGAAGGCTTGGTAAGAGACCACCAACTATTCCAAGCCGCCATATCCAGAACAGGAAGTTTAGATTTTGGATTTTCTACAAAAAACTTATGACGATTGACTTGATCTTTGGAAGTGAAGAGTCCAATATAAGGAGTTTCAGCAGAAACAGTCAAACCATAGAATATTTGCTCGAATCGAGTTCTTACAGCACTTCCGAAGTCTGTCTCGACAAATGGAACATAAAAACGAGTTCTAATTATTGAAATACTTGAAGGCTCTTCAGTTTTTAGAGTCAAAAGTCCATTTAAGAGTTTAGTGTTCTTTGTCAGCAAATTGGAAACTTCTTCTGAGAAGACTTGAGGAGTTGTGTCTCTATAAAATGGGAAATATGCAAGAGGAGCTGCTTCGGTATGCTCAATACACATAAATCTATCTATTACTTCTGGTAAGTGCATAGAAGACAACAGTGTTGAAAGTTGGGGTATTGGTAGACGCACCGCTTCGATACGTGATGTGAGTGCGTTATTTATCTCAAATGGCAGAACAAATGAGTTCATTTCAGGGACTCCAAGAATACGATACTCAATTGCCTCACTAAAAAATGGTTTCAAAGCTTCTGGCTTATCCATCCATTCTGCTTTGTCGTAGGCCTGAAATGGCACTGCTGTATTGGGAAATCGGTAACCAGTCTGATATTCTTCAAATGGTATCTTTTCTAAAGGCTTACCATTATACGATAGACGTTCAAATAATGATTCCCATCTGCGAGGATCTTTTTCATAATAATCATTCTCCAATTTGATGGCAACAAAAATCAGTAGTCTATCTGGATGAATATTTAATGACTTTCCGATTTGTAGTCGTACAGTTTCTATAGAATCATCTTCAAAAAATGAAACAGTGTGTTTATTTTTTGAAAAGAGAACCTCTCGTTTCAACATCTTGTTTTGATATACATATTTTATTGAATAGGAGAATCTGTGATGGTCATTCCACAGTATTCAATAGGATTCTTTGCGTAGTTCACGGGAGTATAAATAGAAATCTTAATGGCATCCTGTAGAACACGTTTGAAATTTGTCCAGAACTCAGGAGTATGTCCAATTGAAGTCGTCATTAAGTGAGACATCTCATGGAGAAGCACAAACATAATAGTATTGTCGTCTATCAGTTTATAAGGAGGTACTTTCTCACGTAAACATAGTACAATTTTTTCTCCCTTATTTTCCGAATAGGATGTACTGCTAGAATTCACATCATTCTCGCATAAACTGTTTGGATTAAATCGTTCAACCATTACTGAAATACGATGATCAGCCATCGCAGCGGGATCATCTTTGTAACTCTGAATTAGTCGTTTCAAGTTTCCACAAATCCGTCCCATACACTCGGCAGCATTTTGCTTATCAGGAAGATCCTGAACTTGATATTCTCCATTCGAAGTTTTCACAGATACCAAATTTGTAGGACCGCGTGTACTGAAAAATGCTAGAGCAGCCCCAGCTCCAAGCAGAGCTACTGGTATCATACTATTGTGTTAGGAGACTTAGAAAATTTCATCACATACTTCTTGTTGTCAACCTCAAACTCCATCGCAGGAATCTGCTGTATGGGAAATGTAGAACAGTAGTCGATTGCCCCGTCTCCGTCATCGCCTCCAAATCCAGCCTGAAAGAACCCCCCTAGAATGTACTTTGAAGTGTGTTTGTGTACCAGTTCGCTCACAATCTCCATTGTCCTTCCCTCGTCAAACTCCCAGAAGAGCTTGTCTGCATTTTTAATGCGCTTGTCAGTGGCGTCATAGACGCCACCATAAATTAAACCGATATACTTTGTCATTTTGTGTCGATATCATCGAATATCAGACTTATAAATCCGTTTTTGTTGAAAATGTCATGGTATAAAGCTTCTCGTTTGTTTGAAACTTCATCAATGGAATAGTATCAACTTTTTCCCACGTAGAATACTCTATACATCCATCCGAATAATTGCCACCGAACCCTGATTGAAAGTTTTCCTTTCGAATAAACTTTGAAGCATGTTTACGAATGCAGCCAGAAATATGATCCCATGATTCCGAATCTTCGTTCCAGAATTGCCGAGCAGCGTTTTCAACACGGATTCCTGCTTGGTCATACACGGTCCCCCAAAATACAATTGTATACTTTGCCATTAATGGTATTCAAATACTAATTACTAAATTCATTTTTAATCATCAAGACCGCGCTTGAAAGGATTGGCCTCAATCGTTGAGTTTGAGAAAGGACCAACCTTTACCTGAGGATTGGGGGCCTCTGAGCGAATATCCCAAGATGCATTTCTGTTCGTCTGAGACACACCAGTCACTGCCGTGTTGGTGTGGTGGCCAGCATCCAAGAAATTCTGCCCCTTCAGGTCACCCATAGATGAAGGGTTAACAGCAGCCCACGATGCACCGATCTCTCCCTTAGGAAGGAGCTCGGCGGCACTCAGTGTGCTATCGGAGTAGGTAGAAGATGATGAAGGATGGCGTCCCTGAATATTCTCGGAAGGCTGAGCATTACCGCCTACCGCCGCAACGGCCTTGGCCATAGGACCACCATCGGAGAGAGGACCCTGGACGCCAAGGCTGTCCATACTCTCGCCTAACAGACCCTTGGCGGCGGAATAATTGCTCACCAGATATGCTACCAAAAGAATTCCTGCAAGAGCAAGCGCTAAACGAGTTGTCTGCGAGGATTTCATGATTCCGTTTATATCCAAACGAAGACAAAAAACAAAGATGAAACACCCCTTGGTTGACCCACTCTCCTTTTTTTCATCGCCTGAATTCCAAAGTTATTTCGAGCTCAATATATTGCGACCAATACTTTCGAAGGTATTTCAATATTTATACCCCTACCTTCTTGCTTTTACTCTTCTTTGGGTAATCATGTTCCTTTCCACTATCATCATCCTGATCATTCTTTTGAGAGCTAGGATATAGCAGGTCGATCAATTCACTTCTAGATAGATTCCAGATGTTTGGAAAATTTCTATCCTTAGCTTCATGCTGTAGCTCTCGAACAGTCAACTTCTCAATACGATAGCTATCAGGTAGCTTATCCATAGTAAGAAGTCTGATAAGTTCGGCTTTGGACTTCAAGTAATAGCCCTTAATCTTAGGGCGATGATCTCGTGCGACTATCTTTAAATCCTGAAATGACATGGTTTCGTAATCCATTCTGACAGTATTTGAATGTTACAAATTAAATCCGTTTTGCTTTGATAAGTATAATGGACACAATCATTGTCGCAGTTGTGACAATTGTGGCAATTTTTAGTAGCTTATACTTATTCGCATTAAGTAGAGTCGCTTTTTTGAAAAAGAATTGGGCAGAGTATCGGTGTAACCCTTTGTACATGCCTATGGCAGGATTAGTTGGTCAAGATGTCATGACTAATTTTACAAAATGTACTATGAAAGGATTTCATGACTACGCAGGCTTTATTATGGATCCTTTGATGGCAGAGTTTTCAATCGCCAATGATACTCTAGAAGAAGTTGGAGGCGCTGTTCATTCTATGCGTGGAATGATGAGCGGCGTTCGTGGAGGATTTCTTGGCATTATTGGAACTGTATTCGGAAAGATTGAGAATTTGATGAGTCAGTTTCAGTATATCATAATTCGTATGAGAACTCTTATGAGCAGAGTAGTTGGTGTAATGGCTTCCTTTCTTTACGTATTCTACACAGGAGGTGAAACTGGAGGATCCATCATGAATGGGCCAATTATGAAAACTGTTTCATTTCTATGCTTTCACCGCAATACTGATATTGTAAGAGACGATGGACTCCTAGTTTCTATAAAAGATGTTAAAATTGGCGATGTTCTTAAAAATGGGTCAATAGTCACTTCTAAATACATAATATCGGGAAAGAATGTCGACATGTATTGTGTTAGAGATGATATAGTATCTGGAGAACATAGAATACGTTATGAAAATAAATTCATTCCAGTTAAGAATCATCCTGACGCAGAAAGAGCTCCTTATGTCAAAGAATTAATATGTTTGAACACAAGTACAAATAGAATTTATACAGATAAAAATGAATATCTAGATTTTGATGAAGTGTCTAGCGATATGTTTCTTAGACTAAAGCGTATTTTTACAGAAGTATCATATAACAAAGTATTTAATGAAGATAACAAATATACTGTTCCAAAGACTGGAGTTGTACCAGGAACCTTGATTCCTCTAAAAGATAAGAATGTTTCTATAGAAAATATTAAACCAGGAGATATTCTTGATAATGATGATACTGTAATTGGAGTTGCGTTTCACCACTGGCCAGATAACTTATATAGTTGCGTCGGTCTTGATATTATCATGTCTCCATCCACATGGATAATAGAAGATAACAAGCTTCGAAGCGCATATTCATTTGATCAGAATGCAGAACTTCCTACAAATAAAGAATATAGAATATTTCAATTGATAACAGAATCATCTACGTTTCCAGTAGTTGACAACAAAGGTCATCGATTTATGGTACTCGATGAGCTTGAAAATAGAGATTCTTATTTCAACAAGATTAAAAATAACTATATAAACTCTATGTAATCTATAATGTGGTTGTTTTTTGGACTTCCGATAGCTGTGTTGTTTATAATTACAGCAATTCATGCGAGTTATTCGCTTGACAAGTTGAAATCAAATTGGAATGAATATCGCTGTCATCCCATGTATATTCCATTTGCAGGAGTCATACGGCCAGATGTTAGTACTTCAGAGAACTTCTATCATTGTATTGGACTTATGGGTAATGAAGTTTTCAAACCTATTCTTGACGTATTGAACTCTCAATTTTCTATAATTCATTCGACTCTCGCAGAACTCACAAGTCCTCTTGCAATGTTTCGAAAGCTATTTGAGCGTATTCGAAAGTTTATGCTGAGTTTCACATCAACGACATTTTCAAAAATTACAACATCTACGAGTACATTCACATACTATCTGATTAAGATTCGAGATCTAATGAAACGATTTGCAGCAGAGGGATATATTGCGGCATTTTTGGCTAATGCAGGTATTGATTTTGTAATGTCATTCGTTATGCTCTGTATGTCAATTATTAAGACATTCGTATATGCTATGTTGCTTATTTCATTCATATTAGCCATGTTTCAACCAGAATTGTTAGCCTTCTTTATTTTCATAGCATCTATGATTGGAGCATCTGGATTCTAAAAATCTTTATTGTTAATAAAGGATGTTGAACAAAACAAGTGTAGTGCTCGCTTTTTTTGTAGCCGCAGTGCTTGCTGGATTATTTCTGAGATTCAATACTCGCGAAACTTTTATGCAGAAGGAAGTTGGTATGCCTCTGAATGCACCTGGTATGGGTCCCTATGATGGAGTCGGTGCTCAGGGATGGTCTGGAAATGAGGGCCCTATTACTACGGCGGCCCCTGTTGGCGGAGACAATCAGCTGATGTTGCTCGCAGACAACAAGGTCAGTGCAGAATGCTGCCCTTCACAGCTTTCAACTGATGTTGGTTGTGTATGCTTGAATGAACAAGATAAGAATTTATTTACCAGCCGTGGCGGAAATCGCACTTAAACACTTTTAAAACGTAAATTACAAATGGAACAATTATGGAAGTACTTAAACTCTTCTGAGGAATTTGAATCCTTGAAAGCGTGTAAGCATGCAAAAACTGAGTTCTTTCCTCAAGCCCTTTCTATTCTAAAAAAGGAAGATTCTTTCTTCTCTGAGCCCCGTATGTTATTTGGAGTAAATATGTCTGATCTTCTTGAAACCGACAAAGAGAATCTATGGAAGAATTTTCATGAAGCAATGTTTGAAGTTTTAACTACTGGAGATATTGCAGAAAATGCAAGTACTGTTTTTGCTATTCTGAAAGAGGCGTGGTCTGGAAAGGATGATGAAGTATCAAAGCTTCTTGAGAAAGAAGATACTGAAGATCACTTCAAAGAGCTTCTTCGCTTTGTCATGGAGACTCGTGTAGTAAAACTTGGACTCAAATTAGTCGATGAATTCAAGGATTTTGATATGGGAGATCACCCTGATATATTTAATGTAATAAAGGACCCTGAACATCCCTTGGTACAGAAGATTATTGCCAAGGTAAAAACTCTTGTAGAAAAGAAGATTCGTCAGGGAGAGATTACTCCAGTTCAAATTGAGTCAGATATCGAAGCAATCAAGTCTAAAGTGATGGGATTATTTGGAAATGTTTTCAATGAGGCTCTTGGAACGGGAGGTCCTAAAACTGGTAACACTCCATCTCTTCTTATGGGAAATTCTCCAGAGGCTCGACGTCAACGAATGATTAACCGTATGCAAAAGAAGCTCTATGAGAAAAACTCACGATAAAATAAGATGTCGGAGAAGATATGGTTCAGAGATCCATCAATTTTATTTACGCCAGAGGCATGGAGCCAATTTGTTCCCATGCAGAACATGTCTACCACTGAAGCTTTGAATTCTGTTGTTCGTTTCACCGTATATTTCTCTGTTTTGCTATATATTGCCACAGGCGTTGGCGGATATATTTTAGCAATACCTGTGATTATGCTTGCGACTATAGTTTTACATAAGCTGTTTCCTAATGGAAAGGTTCTCGAGAACTTTGTTTCAAATTTAAGTAAGGCACCCACTTCTAAGAATACAATGCCTACAGCATCAAATCCTTTTATGAATCCTTTGCTCACCGAGATTGCAGACAACCCGAATCGCCCCAATGCAGCAAATGTGAGTCGTAAAGACGTGAAAGCAGAAATTTACAAGGAGTTCCAGCAAACTTCTGATTTATATATGGATACTTCTGATATGTTTGATCAGGCTCAGGCAATGAGAACATTTCATACCGTTCAGTCTGGCTCGATTCCCAATGATCAGGAAGGATTTCTAAAATGGCTATCAAAGGGACTTGATGAGCCTGATTATTCATCTACGGCGCCTGCGCGCGGAGCGAAGCTTTTGAGTGAAGGCCACGTTACCGCGAAGGGTGCGATTCGTCTTCCTTCCACGACGGATGAGCCTTCTGGAGTTACCCCCGCTGGAGCCAAGTAGATCTTTCTTTAATCCTTCTACATCTTCCGATCCAGAGTTCTTTAACTGAGGACTTCCATTAGTATTAACTCCGTACGTCGGCACTCCATTTATACCTTTATGGTATTCCGATTCTAGCTTATACACATTGACTTTGCCTTTCAACTGCTTGGCAAAGTCTTTCCACATATTTGCTTTACTAATGCAATGAGGACACCAGTCAGCATAATAGATAACAATTGTGTTAGGAGACTTCAATTTAGTTTGGGCATCATCCCAGCTCGTAAGCTCCATTGTATTGAAAACGGAATAAACTTGAACTAGTCCGAGCACCTCATCAAAATGTTCCAAAAAGTTGTTTCGTCGGAGACAGCGGACTTGGAAATAGAGATTCAACAAATCTCTGCAAAGTATGGCTTTTCTCCGAAAGTGTTGACGATTGAGCATCTTTCTGATGAGGAGACCATCATAGGAATGGATGATCTTGATGCAGAGACTCTGTTTGAGATTTATGGCGATTCACCAGACAATGTTCCTCTTTGGGTTTGGGATTCTATTAGAGCAATGGTTTCCACTCTTTATGAAGAGGAAGGCATTGAGTATCCAGATATTACTCCGTATAATTTTATTGAGAAGGACTCTAGAATTTATATGATAGACTTTGGCGATGCAAAGTATGCTGAAGGAGAGCAAAACTGGTTTCTTGCTGAGTTTCTGGAAGGCTCAAATATGTGGAACCCCGACTTTGCTTAGTATAATACAAACTGTGATCCATTCCAATATAAATAACAACTAACCGCATTTTGTGTTTCTGTTTTTGCATATAATGTTCCAATCGATGTTGATTGAGAACTTATTGTAATATCACTTTCCGCTCCATTTTTTATTACAATATAAAACCCTATATTTTCAGATGAAAGTTGTCCATTATTAAATGTAACATCATCCCCTAGTATAAAAATATATCCTTTTTGCGAGGCTGTAACTGTAACAGTTCCTCCAGATAAAAAATTAATTGGGCTCGGAGGACCTGGGGGACCTACCAGACTAAACGTCGGCGTCCATGACATTAATAGTGTAACGTAAGTCTACTTTAAATGTTTAAGAAGGAGGAAGTTGGAAATTTGCAGAATCAAGAGTCAAAAACAGATCAGGAACAAGTGAAAGAGGATTTGAAGGCTTGAAAACTACTACATTTGCACCATCTCCCCAAGGGAGTCCGAGTTCAAACTGACTAGCCCCAGTATTTCCAAATGTAGTGCCATCACTAAAACTTTTAGTTGATAGTTGAGCCCCATTTATATAGAGATCGCCTAAGCTGATTTGCGAAGACATATCAGAACCCCAGCCAACAATCACGTGCCCAGTCTTACCTACTAGATTATTGGGACCCACGCTATCGGCATATAGATTATACGTTATACTTGAAACGGGTGCCAGAAGAGCAGATGATGAGGGCATACCAGAAGGCTGCGTATTTACATAATAATCTCCAGTTGCACCAGAAACGTCAAAATCATCTGACGGAGTCACATTCCAACGCTTAGGCTGCCAGACGAGACCATTTTGAAGATCAAATACAATATCATAAACAGATGCATTGGGGGGACCAGTTGCTCCAGAAGGAGGAGTGACACCATAATCAAGAGTGCCCTGAGGAGAATATCCGAGACCATAGATTTGAGAACCTACAGGGCCAGTGGGGCCACGAGCCACATATAGAGTCCATGACTCGGGGTCCGAGGCAGGATCAACTGGGTTATTACTTAAAGGGTTAATACAAATATACGTATTACCATCTGCTAATGATATTACGAGATCATTCACGGCATATGTTTCGGTTGATACCCACAGCCCTCTCGTAGTAAGGGGCGTTCCAGCGGGACCAGTATTACCAGTAGGACCAGTATTACCGCTGTTAGCGAAGAGAATCCAGTTGGTAGGATCAGTTGACGGGTCGTCTGAGCTGGTTACAGTTGCAGTAATACAAACGTAAGAATTTAGATCTAAAGTAGAAACAACTGTGTCATTTAGATTGTACTGGGTTTCAGTTACCCATGGTCCTCTTGGGTTAAAAGAGGCACCCTGCGGGCCAGTCATACCCGTAGGTCCAATTAAACTTAGAACGGGTGCCCAGGACATGTTTTACATTGGTAGACTATAATCTATTATGCATTTTTAACGTATAATTTTCCAGAAACAGTATCTATCCAAAAATCTCCAACCATAGGCGATACATTAGGTCCAGTTAATGTGCCAGTAGATGATCCGTAAAAGAAAACGGAGCCTCTTAGCCCTGCGCTACCAGTTGGTCCAGCGTCTCCAGTAGGACCAGCTATGCTTGAAATATAATTTTGAACAGATGAATCATTGATAATTGTAGTAGATACTAAATTAGTAATATATGTTTCGGTGAGAGTAACTGAAGCATCAGTAGCTGGATTATTAAATATAAAATCTCCATTTGAATTCAATTTTATCTCAGAATTTCCCATAAAAATAGTTCCAGTTCCTACATGAAGATCTTTCCAAAACATACCAGAAGCTCCTAAGGAATATGTATTATTAGCGGCGGGTAGCAAATGTCCATCTAATGTAACTAAATTTGTAGGACCTGGGTGACCAGTAGTTCCAGTAACTGTCCCAGCACTTCTAACAAATGTTAATGCAGAACTCCCAGTTAATGAACCTAAACTATCAAAAAACGCGATTGTTCCAGTAGGACCTCTTCCAGAACCAGCTATAGATGGCAATGAAGACCATGTGGATGAACCATTTCCAATTTTAAACTGATTTGTGTCTGTTGCGAATCCTGGTTCTCCTGGTGAAAGAATAGCACCAGAATTAATCCAATTACTCGATGTATCTCGACGTAATTGAAATTTAACGTTTGAAGGGGGACATGCCATTATTAAATACCGCACACTCTTGTTGTTGCTCCGCCAGCATCATATGTTACATCTCCAGGAACGGGGCAGAAATTAGAAGTAGCTCCACCGCCATCAAGAATTGTATCTGGAGTACACAAATTCCTCTTACAAACGCGAGGGCATATGCTAGATAACATATATGCTTCAGTTGTACCAACAGATGATCCAGTAGCAGTTCGAGATTCGTGTAATTTATTCGCTGAACTTTGAATAGCTCTTCGCCGTACCATTTCAACATTCATAGAAGCATCTCCAGTTTTTGAGTGTCCTTGCTTTGTTCGCCCAACCTGCTGATTCCATAAAAATCTAGGTAAACTTGGAGTAGTTGTTGTAGAACCCTGATTTCGATATATAAGATAGCAAATCAATGCCCCGACTCCCAAAATACAAAGAGTATTCAGGTCCATTATTAATACAGGGCAATTCCCACATCAATATCATTTCCAACAGTTAGTGCTGCTCCACTTACAATACATTGTACTTGAATGTAATCAATTCCTGGACGAAATGAGGTACTTGAGTTTTGAAATCTGGCCGATTGCGTAGAACTATTGAGAACAATTGGTCCAGCAAATTGTGTTCCAAGAACTCCCTGTGTTGTTGATTTATAAAAATTCACAGTGACTACTTGAGTTCCTGTAATTCCTAATGTGGCCGAGACAATTCCTTCAAATACAACAGCTTTTTGAGGAAATGTATATCCTACTATTGGTGTACAGAAGTTAGAAGTAAGAGTTCCAACTCGCAAGTAATATGTTCCAGTTGGCGTAGCCTCCACGGATCCTGCTCCTCCGAAGTTTGTTCGAGATCCTAACGAATAATATACGTGAAACGGTTCAGTATTTACTGTAAATCCATTTGGACCAGCATTTGCATTGATTAAATCTGATGCATTTAATTGAATTGTTGAAATAGAAGAAGATGGTGCCTGATATATATCATACAGAGTTCCTGCTAATGATGAAAATTTTGCAGTAGTGAAGCACCCAGTATTTGTTGTGATTACTCCAATTGGCCCGTTTGTACCAGTAGGTCCTGTACAATATATGTTCGAATCGCGAATGGCAAAATACGATGTTCCGTTATTATTAACTCCATGAGGTCCTGTGGGACCAGTGCTATTTGTTGAGACATTCACAGTTACGCCGCGTATGGCATCTGCTGGCGAATATGTATTCGGAGTTGTTGTATCGGATACCAAAAGTCCATATAGTATTGGTCCAGTAGGACCTCCACCAGTGTATCTAACATTTACTACTCCATTTCTAACTTTAGAAGAAGCTGAAGTTCCATTTGGAAATAGAATACCAGTTAGAGGACCAGTATTTCCTGCAGAAGAGAGAGTCATAGTCATGTCTTCAATACGAGTTTGATTTCCCATAGTAACTAATGTAGTGGGGCCAGTAGGACCTGTTAAAGAAATTGTAGTTGTCTGCGTAGATGATCCCCGAATTGCTGTATTTGGTGGAATTACAATTGATTCATAATATGTTCCAGGATGAACAAAAATTGTATGATAGGGGTTGGTATTCGCATATGTTATGGCAGCATTTATAGTTCGAAATGATGTGTTGTATGGACTTAGTGCAGCAGTTGTATCGTTGCCATAAATTTGATCAACATAAAGTGTATTTCCATGTGGTCCGACGGGTCCTGTAGGTCCTGTATTACCAGTTGGTCCTGTAGGTCCTGTATTACCAGTTGGTCCAGTAGGTCCTGTATTACCAGTTGGTCCTGTAGGTCCTGTATTACCAGTTGGTCCTGTAGGTCCTGTATTACCAGTTGGTCCTGTAGGT